CCAAAGAGGAAGAACTAATACACGAGTACCTACATTAAATTCAGCAGTTTCTACTTGCTTATGCTCTACCACAATGTCTTCAGTGGCAAGTAACTTCGCTAGTTGTGATTTGATTTCTTGCTGTACTGGCATGAACCTGTTGCGTATGTGGCCATATTACATGCACTAGGTGACAGAGTGACAGAGAGTGGACACTAATTTAACTGGTCATAGCAAAGTCCAATGCTCTTCTAGCGGTAGGAGATAATTTTACTACCTTCTGACTGGCTTTGCTGTAATGCTCTTGTTTTATCACAGAGAAACCTAATAAATCTCCCTCTGGTTGATCTGGCAACCCAAAAGGTTGTATAAAATATAATCCAGCATGTGCCACACATCGCCATCCTATATCAACGAATCCCAAATCTCTCAATGCACATTCTAGTTTAAGAGAATAGCATCCGTCTTCTAGTTTCATACGGTTAACCACACCTAAGTTTATTTATGTTTACATGCAAAAAAAGAAACACCCCTGAGTTTCTTCAGGAGTGCTTTGCGTTTTGCTTTAGCTTGTCTTAATGCTTGTGGTTTAAGTTTTCGTTTCTTCTCCTTCTTGGAGTGATGAATCCAATTTGGTGTTCGCATTATAACTTACCCCCCTTTACGTTCGTTAGCAATTTGCCAGTTATTTTCAAATTGTTTATCATTATAAGTTTCAATAACATGACAATTTTTGCAGAGAATCTTACACTTTCTAACTTCTTTAAAAAGATTTCTAATTGCTTCTCTATTACGTTTTTGATCAGCGTATATCTTTGGATATAATTTTGACATTCCACTACCAGCACCATATATAGCACCAGCATGTTTTGTTCTTTGATCCCTATGAGCAAAATCTAATGCTAAAGGATGTTCATTGTAACCACAATTTTCACAACCTTTTGATTGTTTAATTTTTCTCAACCAGTAAAGTCGTCTTGCTCTAATACGACCACGCTTTTCCTTATGAGTTTCTTTCTTGGAGTTATTATTCCAATTTGGGGTCTGCATGATCCTTCACATAATCCATAATATTTATTGTAGACGACCATCCTAATTTTTCTAGTTCCGTTGTGTCAGCACATAAAGTGTCTGGTTCATTAGGTGTCATTTTTCTAATTGGTAAATCATGTTTACCCATAGCACTAGCAAGTTCTATAACACCCACTTCCTTTCCTGTTCCTATATCAATAGTTCCAGTATATTTACTTTTCATTAAAAGAGTAATAGCTTTAACAACATCTTTAACATGAATCCAATCTCTTTTATGAAGTGTTAGATACTTAGCATTATCCTCCTGCAACATTCTGTAAAGCATATCTTTTCTGCTTTCCTTTTCTGCCCATACATTAAAAAATCTCATACCAACACTATTAGGTGGAGCCATAGATTCATTTGCTTTTTTTGTTACGGCATACGGATTTTGCCACCAACTATAAACACCAGCAGAACTTGCATATAATAATCTAACATTATTTTCTCTACAGTAATCAAATATAGGTCTTGACTTTTCTACATTATTTTTCCAAAACTTTTCTGGATTTTCTATACTATCTCTAAGAGCAGCAAATGCAGCAAGATGAATTACTATATCATAATGATTTTTAGATGGGCCTTTGAAATTACCAATATCATCTGGCATATCTAAACCATCAACCCATTCATTATAACCACATTCATACTTTAGATGATTATAAAGAAAACTGCCAATAAAACCTTTATATCCCGTAACTAATATTTTCATGATGTCATTTGGGAGAATCCTTTTACTTTTTCAAATTTTACTACACTATCAAAACGATCATCCATACCAGTTTTGTGAGATATAATAAACACGTTAGCATCCTTAATCACAAAACGGATAATCTTAAGGAATTCTTCCGTTCCGAATCCATCAAGAGAACTGTCAAATACTTCATCCATAATTAAAAGATTTGTATTTACAGAATTTTTAAATCTAGCAACCTCTCTCCATGTGAATAAAAGTGCTAGGTCAATTCTCATCTTCTCCCCTTCACTGAAAGAAGCATAAGAAAAATTATCATGTATAGGAGATTGGACAGTTTCATTGAACTCCTCATCAAGAGTAAAGTTTATGTAAAAATCCATCATCTGTAGATAACGGTTTACTTGTTGATTTATCAACGGTAGATACTTCTTGATGATTTTAGTTTTAACTCCACCATCCTTGAGCAATGAATATGAAAATTCGTTATAACGAATAGTGTCTTTTCTAGAGGCTAGTGTCTCATAGGTCTGACTTAGATTTTGCTTAAAGGAATTTAATTTCTCATGTTCAGAATTTCTATCTGCAAGTTGATCGGTAAGTGTTTGTATTTCCGATTCCAAATCTCTGATTTGTCGTTGACATCCAGAAATCCTAGTATTGTTTTGAGAAATGCCATGCGTTAGTTTTGTAATCTCCTTTGATAGGACAGTAAATTGACGCTCTCTCTCTTCTTCATTTTTAATTGCTTCTTCTAGTTCTTTGTAACCAGATTGCAACTCCTTAGCCTTAGTTTGAGCATCAGCGATTTTATTTATTCTGAAGTCCTCTTCTATGTCCTGCTCACATGTAGGACAAACCGTATGTTCTGTGAAAAACTTATGCTCTTTGGTAATGGTAGATACCTTACTGGATATTTTTCCTTTAAGGTTTCCCAACTCACGCAGTTTTTTTGTAGCACCTGTTACTGCTTCTTGCCCTTTAGTAAGATCAGATACATCATTTTCTAATTGTTCATTCACTAACACATATTCATCAGACTCTGTAAAAAGGTTGGTAATCTTTTGCTTATTATCATCTATTCTACTCTTTCCTTGCTGATCCAATTCATCCATAAAATTTTCTTGCATCTCCACTTTATCATTCAAAGACTCTTTCTTCAGCTCTAAAGTTTTTATTTCATCTCTAACAATTTTAATCTCATCCTTAATAATATTATTCATCGATGAAAAGATTTTAATATCCAATAAATCTTCAATAACTTCTCTACGATTAGTAGCAGAGAGTTGCATAAAAGGAACAAAGTTAGTGGAACCCAAGATAACAATCTGAGTAAATGACTTGTAGTTCATTTTAAGAACATTTTGCTCTAACCATTTCTGCTGATCATTAGCACTAGCAAACTGATCTAAACAATTATCATCCCTATAAATTTTAAATATATTTGGTTTAATCCCTCTTACAACTTTCCACTCAACATCATTTATTGATAACTCTACTTCTACTACACAATCTTTTTCATTTACAGAATTTAAAAGTTGTAACTTATTAATTTTACGAAATGGTTTACCAAATAAACTAAATGTAAGTGCATCCAATACAGTGCTTTTTCCAGCACCATTCTGTCCTACAATTAATGTAGTTGAGTTTTTAATAAGTTCAATTTCACTAAAGTGATTTCCTGTTGATAGAAAGTTTTTCCACTTTATTTTTTTAAACAAAATCATCTTTTACAGTATTATCAGGGGGTACAACGATATCATCAGAGGTAATGATAGTATAGTGATAGCCATGCTGTTCACAAGTTTTGATAATGACCTCATCTTCAATATCAAGTAAAGTCATTTCAGGATATCCCTCATCCTCTAACATCATAGCATATCTAGAAGCATCATCCTCCTCTTCAAAAATATAGAGAACTTTTTCTCCAATTTCATTTGCAACTGAATATGCACCTTCCTTCTCTTTTCCTTCAATAGTTAGAATAAACATTATACCATCTCACATGCCTTTTGGTAAGTATCCTGTATATGCTTCTGTATTCTAGATTTATCAAGATCAATTTCAGCCTCTTGAACATATCGATTAAGTATTGAAAGAGTGTCTTCTGATTCAAATGCTTCAAAATCATCTGCTTGATGAAACCCAAAATTTTCTACAATTTTTAATTCAGAAACGTTTGCTGAATACAATTTATCAATAAACTTTTCAAACTTTACTTGATCACTCTTTCTTCTCACCACTACCTTTACTATCTTATCTTCTAATTCTCTTGCATCAAACAATTGATGATCTTGATCATTGTAATAGATTATCTTATGAAGTCGATATGGATTATTAACAGGAGTATGTTCTAAAGTTTCCGTATCAAATAAATGGAATCCTCTATTCTCATCATCCACATCATTCCAAAACATCTCATAAGGATTACCAAGATAGTAAATGTTATCTTGATTTGATCTGCAATGATAATGTCCAGAGAATGTCTTCTTAAATTTCTTGAATATATCCCACTCCATACCATGCTCCATCATATGACCTGGTGTGGCTCTGAATCCATTCAACTCAAGATGCCCCATACAAACAGGAGA